GGGGATGTTGTCTACTTCACTAGGGGAGGGGGACAAGCTTTTGAGGCGTTTAAAGACTCGCGTCTTCTTAGACGATATGAGGTCGTTGCATATGAGTTATCAGCTTAAGATTACTTAAGGCTACAAAAATTTATAACTGGGGGAATGTAACTTTACATCCCCCTTTTACGTATACAGTACTGTCCACCCTGAGTAGGGCTCGTACTCGAAAAGGCGACAAAGGCGGTGCGAATCTATATAAGAGGGAGTCGTCTTTACACAAGGCAGTGTAGTAAAAAACTACGGCAACAACCCGAAGGGTAAGGCAAATAGTTGCGGAGGGCTAAATACCAAGTAGTTAAAATAGGCACGACTAAATAACCAAACATCAGTAAGAGACGGCTGTTGCTTGGGGAACCTGTGTTTAAGAGTTCAGTATGAAGAATAAAAGAGATGTTACAACAAACGTCACGAGACGCACTACAGGCGGGGAAGCCCAGCGTCTATCCCAACGTAAGTGGGCTAAAGCTAAGTACCATGAGTATCTTGATAAGCTTTATGAAATAGGACATAAATTTGATGAATATAAGGGCCGATAAGGCCTTTTTTTATGTCTAATTGTGTAACTTTAGTGTGTTTTTTACGTATAAGTATATGAATAAGAAAGATAAGCATATTATGGTTGAATGGTGTAGTAACTGCGAGAATCTAGTATATGTTATAATAGATGGTAGTGGTATAGCTGTATGTCCTAAGTGTCATACTATACTGGTGGTACCTACACATAAACAAATACTTTAATGGTTAAACCATACTGGTGGTGTATTAAAGAGGAGTGTAAGCACTATGCTAAATGGGGCGGTGAGTTCGGTAGTGACAAAGCTGAACACAACAACTGCCTTCATCCAGACATAGTCTCTCAGATACCCACAACAAAGATAAGGGTAGCAGGCTTCCCAATAAAGAGTATGCCTATGTGCCCAGTGTTATACAAAGTAGAATTATATAGGTAATGAGGTCATTAGTCGAGATGTTTGAGTCTAAGGGTATACAATACTACCCTACAGATAAGCACAGTCATGGTTATCTAGCTGTGTACGACAAGCTGTTTGCCCCAATACAAGACCAGCCAATAAGGCTGTTTGAGATAGGGTACTTCAGTGGCGGTAGCGCCAAACTATTTAGGGACTATTTTATCAAGGGTCAGGTACACTCTATAGAGGTACAGCCTTTAATGATTAACTTTAACGAAGCTGTAGATGGCAGTATGCGTAGGATAACTACAGAGCTAAAGAACTCTAACGAGATTACTAAGGAGTACTTAGAGGGTCTTAAAGGTGGTGTACCAGACATTGTAATAGATGATGGCTCACATTTACTAGAGGACCAGCTACATGTGGTTAAGGTAGTGTACCCTGCACTCAAACCAGGTGGTATGTTAATAATTGAAGATATTGGTGATGCTTTTGAAGCTATAGCAGCCTTTCAGGAAACAGGCTTCCCATTTGAAGTCGTTGATTTAAGGCCAGGCAGGCACAAAGGTGAAGATGATATAATGATTATATTTAAGAAATAACATGACTAAGTATTACACACAGAAGGAGTATGAAGCCTTTAAATCTTATTTAGAGGACGTAGAGAATTCTAACGCTTTAAAGGAAAAGAAACAGATGAAAGTGGTAACACCTATGTTAATAGGCAACGCTAGGGATATAGCGATTAAAGGCACCTGTTCTTGTGGTGGCCCACTTAAGCTTGATACCACTGATTATAGTAAGCCTTTATCTGAAGAATTTGTTGAATGCCCTAAAGGTGAATGGAAAGATGGTCATGGTCTTTGGGCTCAAAGAGTAAGTTTAATACTAAACTAGGAATGAATGCAAGATGTAAACCTTTGGCTGTGGCTAGCAATTCTCCCGTCATACTTTCTTTACGAGCATGTTGGGACAAAGAACATAATTGCAACCAGCAAGTTAAGGCCTATAGAGTCCTCGAACACTGGGGCTATAATGTATGTGATAGGGATTCTAGGGACTTATTTATGCGTTACCGAAGGTCTTGTTAACATCATACCTATTATTATAGGGTCATGGCTGGGGACATACTACTCGGTCAAAGCAGAGATTAAAATACAGAAAAGAAGTAAGAAAAATGGACGGAGAAGTAATATACTGGCCAGTACTAATTAAGGCGTTTATAGTCATAATTATATTTATCGCCGTGGTTGTAGTAGGGTCAGAAAAGAAAAACAATAGATATTAATGAAAGAAGGTATGAAATTCGACACAGGCAAGCTCAGGTGGGACCTCCTACCTATAGAGTGCGTCGAGGATGTTGTGAAGGTTTTAACCATGGGTGCTGCTAAATATGCAGACAACAACTGGCAGCAGGTAGAGAATGCTAACGAGCGTTACTACGCTGCCCTACTGAGACATTTATCACAGTGGCGCAAAGGCGAAGTAACAGACCAAGAGTCTGGCTTACCTCACCTGGCGCATGTATTATGTAATGTAATATTCTTACAATGGCTAGAGAAACAAAGACAACAGACTGCAAACACAACTACGAATACGAATTATCCACACCTAGGGGAGACTGGTACAGGTGCACCATATGTGGGAAACGGATACACGAACGTGAGTTAAAAAAGTAATTATGAGTAGAGAAGAAGTACTAAAAACAGCAACAGAATACTTTGAAGGTAACGAGCTTCAGGCTAATGTATGGGTAGACAAGTATTGCCTACAAGACAAGGAAGGTAACTACCTTGAGTCTACACCTGACGACATGTTTCACAGACATGCTAAGGAGTTTGCTAGAATTGAGAGTAAGTACAGTAACCCTTTAACAGAAGAGGAAATATATGATTTGCTTAAGGATTTTAAATATGTTATACCCGGTGGTTCGATTCTGTATGGCCTTGGCAACAATCATTCGCATACTAGTCTGGGTAACTGCTTCGTTATTGGCGATACCACTGATTCTTATGGCTCCATCTGCAAAATCGATGAGGAGCAAGTACAGCTAATGAAGCGTAGGGGTGGCGTAGGTCACGACCTATCACACCTAAGGCCAGCTGGTGCTAAAGTAAACAATGCTGCTCTAACTTCTACAGGTGCGGTATCATTCATGCACAGGTACTCTAATAGTACCCGTGAAGTAGCTCAGGGGGGCCGTCGTGGTGCCCTTATGCTCACGATGGATGTTAGCCACCCTGACATAGAAGCATTCATTGAATCGAAGGCAGACACTACTAAACTAACTGGTTGCAACATAAGTGTTAAGGTTACCGATGACTTCATGCGCAGCATGGAAGCAGGCGCCGAAGGCGCCACACGTGTGTGGGGTAAACTTATACACCAAGCATGGTCTACAGCCGAACCAGGTGTTCTATTCTGGGATACAGTGTTAGACAGGGACCCTGCTTCAAAGTACCCTGGTTTTAAGCCAGTTAGTACAAACCCTTGTGGTGAGATACCATTATGCCCGTATGATACATGCCGGCTGATGTCTATAAACCTTTTTAGCTTTGTAGTCAATCCATTCACACCACAGGCCTATTTTGATATAGTTAAGTTCACAGATGTTGTACATGCTGCTCAGCGGCTAATGGATGATATAGTGGACTTGGAAGAAGAGAAGATTAACAGTATACTTGAAAAGATACGTAACGAGAACGAGGAATATTACCATAACGTAGAATATAAGTTGTGGGAGAAGATACATTATAAATTAACTAAGGGTCGTAGGACAGGCTTGTCTTGTATAGGCCTAGCTGACTTCCTTGCAGCGTTGAACATAAAGTATGGTTCCGATGAGTCGTTACAGTGGTCTGATATGGTATTCGCTCAATTCCACGATTCAGCATACGAGTCTAGCTATAAGCTGGCTCAGGAAAGGGGTGCGTTCCCGTTATGGTCTAAGGACATTGACCCTACACCTAGGAGGAACATTTCCCTATTAACAGTACCACCATCAGGTTCTCTTGCTATATTGGCAGGTATAACCAGTGGTATTGAACCAGTTTATCAACTGGAATACACACGCAGACGTAAAGTAGAAAAATCAGATAATATAGTATATACAGATAAGAATGGCGACAACTGGGAAGAATACAAAGTATACCACAGCAAATATGAGCGCTACGGTTCGCCGGAGGCATATAAAGGATGTACAGCACATGAAATTGATCCTAAGCGGAGAGTCCTCCTCCAAGCAGCAATCCAACAACACATCGACCACAGCATTTCCTCAACGATTAATTTACCAACTGAAGCAACTGAAGAACAAGTTAGTGAGTTATATCTCCTCGCTTGGAAAGCGGGTTGCAAAGGCATAACAATCTATAGGGATGGTTGTAGGGATGGTGTGTTAATATCTAAACCTACAAAGAAAGCTGAAAAGTTTGAACCACACAGTGCCCCTAAGAGACCTAAGCAGTTACCTGCAAAGCTAGCCTACGCTACTATTAAAGGTGAGAAATTCTGCATACTTATAGGGATGTATGAAGGAAAACCGTACGAATTATTTGCTTTTAATGTAAATAAAGAGAACTTTTTCTTAAATTCTACGTATAAGTATAATATCGTGAAGATTGAAAGTGGTAAGTACAACCTAGTATCTGAAGACGGTACGTTTACGTACGGGACAGTTACAGAGAAGCTTACCGATGACCAGGCGGCAATAACCAGACTTATTTCAACTTCACTGAGACATGGTGCTGAAATACGCTTCATAGTCGAACAGCTTAACAAAACCGAGGGTGATTTAACCTCATTCGCCAAAGCAATGGCAAGAGTTCTTAAAGCTTATATAGCAGACGGAACTGTAATAAAAGGTGTAAGCTGCGATGTGTGTGGAAGCGAAATGGTAATGGAAAACGGATGTCAGGTATGTAAATCCTGCGGAGCAAGTAAATGTAGTTAATATGGAAGCAACAACAATAGCAAACGGGTTTTATCTAGCATTATTTTCTTTTTACTTAATTATAGTATATTTAAGATTAAAGCATAAAAATGGCAAGTAAACAATCAGTCAGCAAGTACCAGCCCAAACAGCACGCTAAACATAAGGGGGTACACGCTAAGACGAAAATGAGTCATAATAAAGGCTCAGATAATTATGTTAAACAATATAAAGGCCAAGGCCGATAAAAACTAAAAAGGATGTATAATAATATAGTGGTTGTAACAACTGACGGCTTTAGAAAAAGCTACACAGTTACAGAGAAAGAAAACAGGTTTAATGGTTATGTAGTACCTAAAGGTATTGTATTTCACGAGAGAGATGAGGATAACTATTATGTACCTGTAAGGAAGACAGAAGAGTTTTACGTACGTAAATCTACAGGTAAACCTAGTATATACAAGCGTCATTGGCTTCAGTGCTACAAGGACGAGTATAAGTATCAGTTTACAGAAAGAACTACTAAAACAGTAACCACAGACAAAGACGTGTATTACAATGCAGATAGAGACAAGTTTATTAGTAAGTCTAGTGTATCAACTCGCACCAAGACAGAATACGGTTTACCAAGTCTTATTATCTGGTAATGAGAATTAAGCGTTTGAAGGTAAGCAGGTCAGTACGTATATGGAGAAAAATTAAGTACTGGTTAGTGGACCGTTGTAGTGGGGATTATAAAAAAAGAAAGGCGATGCACCGTAGTGTGGACGCTGTGTTTAAAATCCTAAAAGGAGAACTAAAAGCGCACATGGTACCTTGCACACCTTTAATTAATATAACCTTAAAAAATGAATAACGTACACTTTAAGAGTGGTAACAAGGAATGGGAAACACCCGACTCAATATTTCAACCCTTACGCAAAGAATTCAACATAGTCTTCGACACATGTGCTAATGAGAAAAACACTAAGTGCAAAGCGTGGGCAGACAGGAAAATGAACTCTTTAACTGCTAACTGGGTGACACTTATTAAAACAGTAAGTGAAACAGGAGCCGGGTGGATGAACCCACCCTATGGCAGGGGGATAGACAAATGGGTTAAGAAAGCATACGACGAGTCACTGAAAGGTGTTACAATCGTAGCCCTCCTTCCTGCAAGAACCGATACCTCTTGGTTCCACAACTACATACATAACAAGCATGAGGTAAGATTTATGAAGGGTAGAATAAAGTTTGTAGATGCTAAATCCTCAGCTCCCTTCCCTTCAATGATAGTAATATTTAAACCAAAAGAAAATAAAACAGTCCAGAAATGGCTAGGTTATTTAAAATTTATAAAAGCAATAAAATAATATGGAAAAAGTTAAAGTAGTTAAAACTATTCCTGGGATGTTGAAAAAAGGCGACATCTTAGTATCCCCAGTAGCAGGTGCCGACTTTGTACTCGATGAAACAGATGTTACAGTTAACGGCGTGAGCGAAAGGTTTGTAAGCATGGATTACGTTACAGTTTGTGAAAACATACCTAGAATCTTCGAACTGGTTTTGGATGAAGTAGACGCAGAATGTTATTTCTGTGGTTCTTGTAGTGACTGTGGATGTACCACTACAGAAGAAGAACTGGCCGATTTAGATATAGAACTTGGCCCTAATGCAATTGTTAAAACAGAAGAGGAAATACAGGCTAGATATGAATTCTTTAAAGAAAAATTTCAAAACTCTTATCCCAATACAGAAGCTCAGGTTGTATACAAAAACCTTATGTGGTTCATTGAATGGCTTCAGGGAAAAGCTCAACTTATTTAATATGGGAAGAAAGAAAAAAGTAGCCGAAGTAAAGGCACCGGAACCTAAAGTATTCGAGTGGGGAGACCTTATAGTAAAATGTAAGTGTGGTAGGGAACAGATGCTTCATAAAGGAGTACAACATGGTCTTCAACTGATACTGCAAACAAGGGAGGACTCCTTCATACAACTGATGTGTGACTCCTGTGGCGCAGATGTAAGGCTTATGTTTTTGGAAGGTGAAGCACCCCCGCAACCAGTAGAAGTACCTACTGAAGAAAGTAAGGAGAAAACAGATGAAAGCGTTCAGCAAGAAAATAAAGAGGAACAGAGTCTATAGAGAGTATGTAGATATTATTAACGGTAAACTTCAGCTTTCCTACAGGGAGGCTGACGTTCTAGCCGTCTTACTACAACTCAACAACGAATGGGGTAGCATGGTCAAAGAGACAGGCAACATCCTAAGTACCGACGTAAGGCGAGTGCTTATGCGTGAAACCAGGATTACCAAGACCAATCTAGCTAGGTACACCTCAGCCCTTAAGAATAAGGGTGTGCTTATAGAAGCAGAAGATGGCAGCTTAAGACTAAACGAGATGTTCGTACCAATAGTTGAAAAAGATAAATGTGAGGTTTATTTCTTGTTAGAGTTAACGTAGTATGCGAGAGAATATCTACGCAGATATAAGTAAGAAAGTTGGGAAGGATATGCGATTGGTTAGGATGGCCGCGCATCATCCTTTCGACTTTTTTGAGAAGGTTATGGCTTCACGTAGTGACCACAGACCTTTTCGGTTTAGATACCTAGGGGCTTTTATGGTTAAACCCTACTGGTACAAAGGTTTGAAACGCACAGAGAAAGTTGGTTATCCTAAGGACGGAATGATAATACAAGCCAAGGTTCCTGAGGAGAAATACGGTAAAACCTACTACAATTTAAAGCGTGGTCAGGTTATGATGGATGCTTTCAAAGGACTAGACGAACCATACGTATGTAGCGTAAAAGATATCAAATTCTGGGTAGAGTTATAATTAATTGCAACTCGTCACAGTTTGATAACTAAAAGACGTAACAATTTAATTCGTCATACGTATATATTGGTATGGCAAAGATTTTTGATATACTGAACGGCGAAGTTATTATATCCGCCGAGGGGCTGGCAATACCGGCCTTTAAGTCTATTTGGGATGCTGATAAGTCAAAGTCAAAGGAGAAAGCTAAGGATGAAATCAGGTACGTAGCTTTTTTATGTGACAGTGCAAAATCACCTTATAAAGACTTTCCAGAATATGATAAGGAGAAGATTATAAGGAAAGATATATTTGGGGATGAAAACTGGGTACCTAGTGAGCGGGTCAAGTCTGCTTGTGAAGCTTACCTCAAAATGAGCGACACCCCAGTTTCCAGACTTTTACGCGCCTCTAGGTCAGCAGTTGATAAGCTGGCTATTTATTTAGAGAGTGTTGATTTTGATAAATTAGATGTAAATGGTAAGCCATATTCTGCAAGGGATGTGGTATTTAATTTAGGTAACATAGGTAACTTAGTGAAGTCCCTCAATACACTTGAGGAGGCTGCTAGACGAGAACAAGTTGAAAATACAAAGGTCCAAGGTGGTACAGAGATTAACTACTTTGAGGACCCTGAAAACGAGTAAGGGATGATACATCGGGAGAGTAATGGGTTGCACGTCATCGAACCTAAACGTATTGAAAATACAGGTAAGTTCAGGCAGGCGGCAATCCACTTCCAAAAGTATGGGTATTATATAGCGGCACCAGTAAACACAACAGCCTACCTCGAGTATTGGCGAGAGGAGAGAAAGAGATGTTTAGATGGTTATTATGCAGAGGATGGTGACTGGATTTCCGGTTACCATTATTTTTATTTAAACTACTGCCCCATACTGCTTGTGAAGGAAAGAATAGTAACTGATGCTAAAGGGCACAACAGGAAGGTTGTTGAGCGTACAAGGGATTTTCCAGACTTCTGGGATTCTGACTACGAGTACTTCCATGCCATAGAAATGGCTGAGCGAGAAGGTAAACACCTAGTAGTACTAAAGGCTAGGGGTAAGGGTTACTCTTTTAAAGGTGGTTCTATGTTATGTAGAAACTACTTCTTAATAAAAGACTCTACATCTTACGCAATAGCATCGGAGATGGAATACCTTACTAAAGACGGTTTGCTTACGAAAGCTTGGGAGTTCATGGACTTTATAGACCAGAACACTGCTTGGGCTAAGAAACGTCAAAAGGTTAATTCTAAAACACACAGACGGTCTTCATACTTAATCACAGATGAGTTTGGGGTAAAGTCTGAAAAGGGGTACAAGTCAGAGATAATGGGCATCAGCCTTAAGAATGACCCCGACAAAGCCAGAGGTAAACGAGGTAAGTTAATACTGTGGGAAGAAGGTGGTAAGTTCCCAGACCTGGTTAAAGCATGGCAGATAGCACAGCCTTCAGTGGAACGCGACGGTGTGGCATTCGGTCTAATGGTTGCCTACGGTACCGGTGGTACTGAAGAAGCGGACTACGAAGGGTTGAAGGAGTTGTTTTTATACCCTGACGGGTACAACGCCTTGCCCTTCAAAAACATATGGGATGACGGCGGTGGCAAGTGTGGATTCTTTGTTCCTGAGTACGTTAATATGTACGGCACGGATAAAGAGGGACACTTGTTGATGGATGAGTTTGGAAACACTAATTTCCACTTAGCAACCCGGTACGCTCTTGCATTAAGGGATGTGGTTCTAAAAGGGGCCAATGATAGGAATGCAATCGACAGGTACATCGCTGAGCACCCATTCAATCCTACGGAAGCATGCTTGCAGATAGCAGGTAATATCTTCCCCAAAGAAGAATTAATAAGGCACTTAGCATACTTAAAGAACTCCACAGCTTTAAGTAACTATAAACAGGTTGGTGATTTAGACTTCGGTATAAATGGCAAGATAACCTGGACACTAGCTAAGCAACCTAGAGATATAATAAAGTACAGATTAAGGTCAGATGATGATAAGAAGGGACAAGTTGTCATATGGGAACACCCGGTCGATAACCCACCGCACGGTCTCTATATTGCCGCTTGCGACCCGTACGACCATGACCAGGCAGCGACTAGCGACTCTCTCGGCTCTGTGTTCGTATATAAACGCTTCCAGAACTTTGAGTCCTATTACGATATATTAGTAGCTGAGTACTCAGGTAGGCCTAATACTGTAAATGAATTTTATGAAATTGTACGTAAGTTAATGTTGTATTACAACGCTAAACTACTGTACGAGAATGAAAAACCAGGTCTGTTTGCTTACTTTACTAACAAGCACTGCGAGCACATACTGGCAGACCAACCAGACATAATAAGGGACATTATAAAGGACTCTTCTGTACAACGTAAGAAGGGTATACATATGTCGGTAGGTATCAAAGACTGGGCTGAATTAAAGGCTAGGGATTGGCTTAGCGAAGAGTACGAGCCCGGTAAGAAGAACCTTACAAAGATTATGTCAGAACCTCTACTAGAGGAATTAATATCTTACAACAGAGATGGTAACTTTGACCGTGTTATTGCTTTTATGCTCCTTATGGTATTTAAAGAGGAGTTACACAATAGGCACGTTAAGAGCACTCGAGATGAAGAGAAGAATAGGATGTTATTTAAGAAACCTCTTTTCAAGGGGTCTATCCCAAGATTTATCAACTTGTAGAGAGTATGGTAGCTAAAAGTAGAAAAGAATATAATAAAAGATACTATCAGGAAAATAAAGATAGGATAAATTCTAATGTTCGTAAACGTAGGAAATCCCCT